GATGCAGGTTATTCTCGCTATGATGCAGAACAAAGAGCTGCTCAAGTCTATGGCTTTAAAAATAGGTCTGAATTAAAACGTTATATACAAAAAAGGAAAGCTAATGCAATATAGAGTTTATCGAACTCCTGCTATGCAAAAGCCAGATTATGATGGCGAAGAATGGCAAAGAGCTATTGATTGTTGGTCTTATTGGCAATCTAACCAACATAACTCTCTCATTAAAGTTTTTGATTTTAATGATGTGTTAGTTTATTCCGCTAATAATAAAGAATATATTGAAGATTGGTCGAGGTACTTATTAATGAACAGAGTAGAAAAACGTATTATAAAAGAAATGCAAGAAGTAGACTTTCATGGTGACTTTGATAAAATGTCAGATGATCACCAAGACGCTATTATTAATCCTAAACACTACAAAATGATACCTAACTCTGCTTACGAAAGATTCCCTGAAGGATTAGAATATATAGATCTTATGGAGTATATTCTTAGACAACACAGAGGTGTTAAGGCTCATTTGTTAGGTCATATTTTTAAGTATGCTATGAGAATAGGTAAAAAAGACGCTGCCTTGCAAGATGCAAAAAAGATTGAATGGTATGCAAATCGTCTAGTAAAAGTATTAGGAGATCCACCTAAATGATATATTACACTATATCTGAATTTCTTGAAACAACTAAGGAGTGTGGTTGTGTTGAGCGCTACTGGGAAGAAATAGATAGTTCTTTTAGTTTAGAAGAAATACAAAGATATTTTCAGAAAATGAAAGCAGAAAAAAGAAATGCAAGAGTAGAATGTGTTGAAGTAATTATGGAGTACGATGATGACACAGAATACGAATACGTGGCCTGATTTTGTAGAAAATATGGACTTTGGAGGTACTAAAATGTTAACTCAAGAAGAAATTGATAACTGGGATTCAGGGTATGACGAGCAAAAAGAAGCTTTGGAAAAAGTTAGACCAGATTTAAAACGAGTACAAAAGTCTTTATCTTCTGCGTTGCATTACTTGCATGAAACTGGAGACTATGAATCTCATACAGTAGATGAAGTATTTAAAAAGATTAATGATGCACATTTATTATTAGGAGATCTATTAGGTGATTGATTATAGTTTTATTAAGAGAATAGCAAGAATGTATCGTAACCAACATCCCGATCATTCTATTGCAAGTGCAGTAGCCAGAGCGTACGAGGCATATGATTTTTATAAAGAAGCCGAAGTGGAGGTAATGGATGAGCAATACCGTAGATCTTGAAAAATTAAGTTTTGAAATGGATGAAACTAGCTATTCGAGCTTAGCAGACTCTTTAGAGTATTGGGCTTCACAGTTTTGGCTAAAAACTATTCATGAAAACAATGGAGATCAAATGGCGTTTCTTCTTTATAATATGGCTAAAGAAATGAGGAAAGTTGATGAGACTAGTTTTTGACATAGAGGCAGACAACCTTCTGCCAAAGCTGTCTAAGTTTCATTGTGCTGGTGCTATCGATGTCGATACTGGTAAAGAATACTGGTTTCGACCTCATCAGCTTAATGAGTTCTTAGAACTACTAGATAAAGCAGATACTATTGTAGCTCATAATGCTTTTGGTTATGATATTCCTGCCTTAACTAAGTTAACAGGTTGGCAACCTAAAGCTACAGTACATTGTACTAAAGTTATGTCTCAAGTCCTTAACTATCGTAGGTTTGGATTTGGTCATTCTTTAAAGATATGGGGTGAATTCTTTAACGATAATAAAGGAGATTATTCATCGGGCTTTGAAGAATTTAACGAAGAAATGTTTGTATACATGCAACAAGATGTTCGTCTTGGTACTAAGGTTTACAAATACTTGTTAAAAGAATTACAGACTTACGTTAAAAATACTAAGTCAAAAGCAGTATTAAAAGCATTACGCTCTGAAATGAATCTAGATAAGATTATGGTAGAGCAATGCCAGAATGGTTGGAAATTTGATAAATCAGCCGCAGAAGATTTATTAGTTACAATTGATAAAAAGATGAAGATTATTTCTGACTTTATTAATCCTAAACTAAGTGCTTCTGTAAAAGTAGTTGATCCTGATACAAAGAAAGAACACGAACCAATCACAGGAAAACGCTATGCAATCGAAAAGAAACCGACTTACACGAAGGCAGGAAGACTTAGTTCGCACATACAGCGTTGGTTTGGGCTTCCTGATGGCACCACTGTTGATACTTGCCCCGTTTGGGCTAGTTACTCTCGGATTGATTTTGTTATTGGTGACATTGGTAATACTGATACGGTTAAACGTTACCTCTATTCAATCGGGTGGAAACCGGACGAATGGAATTGGAAAAGAGTCAATGGAGAATTCATCAAGGTATCTCCAAAACTCTCCGATAATTCCTTGGAACCACTTGGGGAAGTGGGACAATCACTAATGGAGTATTATACTCTTAGATCTCGTAAGTCAATACTTGAAGGGTGGTTTGAACATGTGGATAAAAATAGTAGGCTTCACGGTGATGTCTTTAATATTGGTACTCCTACTTTTAGACAGACCCATAAAATTATTGCTAATTTGCCTTCAGGAAAAGCCACCCTTGGGCCAGAGTTCCGAAGATTATTTACTGTCCCTATGGGATATAAGTTGGTTAGTGCTGATTCAGCCGCTTGCCAATTGCGGTTATTAGCACATTACATGGATGATTCTAAGTTTACCGATACAGTACTTAACGGTGACATTCATCAAATGAATGCAGATATTATTGGCTGTACTCGTGATCAAGCTAAACGATTTATTTTTGCTTATCTTTATGGTGCTGGTGCTCAAAAGCTTAGTGGGTATATTGATCAAACAGTAAGTCAAGCAAGATCAGCTATGCATCGATATAAAAAAGCTTTACCTGCTTTAGCTAAGCTAGTTGATAAAGTCAATGGATTAATAGAAAAACAAGGATTTATTCCAGGCTTGGATGATAGAAAGATATGTTTAGATCCATCTGAAAGACATAAAGCTCTTAACTATCTTATTCAAGGTGCTGAAGCAGTAGTTATGAAAGCTACTGTTGACCTTATTGATCAACGTCTAAAAGAAAATAAGATTGATTTTAAACATTTGTTGTTTTATCATGATGAACATACTGTAGAAGTTAAAGAAAACGAGGCAAAACAAGCTAAAGAAATCATTATTAAATGCTTTGAAGACGCCCCTAAACAATATGGTATTAACATTATGACTTGTGGTGATTGTAAAATAGGAAATGATTACTATGACGTCCATTAGTGAAGAATACGAATACGAAGTTTGGTTTTTAAATTCAAAAGAGCCAAAATGTTATGACCACTATGAAAAAGACTTAGCAGAGTATGATGCTTCAATAATGGCTGAAAAATGGTCGCCAGTTTATCTTCGAGTAATTAAGGTTACAAGAAATCTTAGTGACGTAATTAAGTATAGCTAAAAGGTAAAAGAAAATGACAAAAACAATTCGTTCAATGACTGATGAAGAAAGAAATAGAGCTAAAGAAAGAGCGATAGCTAATATGCATGATCCTTTTGGTAACTTTCCTAAAAAATCTTTAGAAGCTAGAGTAGAAGCTATTGAAGAGTTTATGGAAGTTTTATTAGATAAACCTGAGTATCAACATGCGTTAGAAGTTAAACGTATGAAATCTAACGTAAAGAAAAGTATTCATGAGCATTACAAAGTCAAACCCAACTACACTGACTAAAGAAAAGGAAAAATATGAGAGGTAATATTAATGGAGCAATTAAAGCAGCAGCAATTGTTGCTTTATTAATTGCAGCACCACCTGTACTAATAGCTATGACATACGATGACTACCCTAAATATTGTAAACAAACAATACTGTTACCATGTATAGGAGTTAGTAATGACTGAAGCATTTACGGGTGGCTCTATTTTACTATTTTTAATTTTAGGATTTATGTGGATAGTAATAAGTGAGATGAATAAATGATTAAAAGAGTTCCTTTAAAATCTGCGGATGAGTATGATGCTTTTAGCAAATATCGTAAATTTTTTAACTTTAAAAGAGGAGACTTAAAAAAGATTAAACGTGCTTATAATAAAAGACTTCGTAAAGTTAATAAGGAGACAGATCAATGAGTATTACTACATCTATGGAAGTTATGATTCAAACTCATTTCAGTAAATTTTTCCAAGAACTTAAATTTCAAGGAATTGAGTTAAGTCGAGATTTAATAAAAGACATTGAAGACTTAGAAGCTGATTGCATTGAAATTACAACAAGTCAAAAGAGTACGGAAGCAGAAGAATGGTACGAAAACGGCTATGAAAGCGGTTTTGAAAACGGTCGTGAAGACGGTTATGACGATGGTTGGGATGATGGTTATACAGCGGCAAAGAAAGAAGAGGAAGAATAATGTATACAGTAGAGTTTATTGATGACGATGCTGTTATAACTACTATGTCAGAGGATGATGACCAAGAAGACGTTCAAGTTATTATTGGTGATAATTCTACTGTGTTTGTTAGGCAGTGGCAAGAATACAAAAACGAGTTTGATGTTGTAGTAATGACGTTTCAACAGTTACTTGATATTGTTGCTGCCGTTAACAGCCCTGAAGGTTTATTTAAATTAGAGCTTATTAAGGATAAAAAATGAATAACGAATTATATCAATCATTAGCTGTTCAATTCTATGGTGACACTCACGTACACGCTGACAACTTAAAAGCAGGTATTCGTGAAGAAGTAGAAGAAGTATGTAACGCTACTAGCCGTGAAAATCTTATTGATGAACTAGGTGATGTACTATGGTACGTTACTGTTTTAACGGATAATGCAGGATTAAACTTAGATGATATTATGTTAGCAAATATTAATAAGCTTGAAAGGAGAGTATTAAATGGAAAGTAAAATACATAGTATTCATGTAGCTTCTATTGATGAACATGAAGACGGATCAGCAACGTTAGAGTTAGATCTCGACAAAGAAACCTTTGCTCAAATCTTTAACATGGGTTTTCTTGAGTTAGTTCGTAGAGGTATAGAAGCCGAAGAAAACGAAGAGTAAATAATAGCTGACGTTAAAGAACAATATAAAGGAGCTACTATGTTAGCTATTGTTGATGGTGATGTACTACTATACATGAGTATATGGGGTGCAGAAACTAAGGAAGAAGCACGAAAAAACTTTGATAGTCTTTTTACTGCTATACTAGAAGACTTATTTACAACTGATTATGTCATGGCGTTAGGTGGTCCTGATAACTTTAGAATAGACGTATACCCTGAGTATAAAGCTAATCGATCAAAGTCAAAATCTACAAGACCAGACTGGTTCTTAGATTTGAAATCAGATGTTGTAAACGAGTATGAAGGTTGTATACTAACAGATAATTGTGAAGCTGATGACATGGTTCGCATTTGGGCTAACGAATGTAAACAAAATTATGCAATTGTTACTGTAGATAAGGACTTAGACTGCATTGAAGGTCTTCACTACAATCCTCGTAAAAAAGAAACTTATACAATTGACAAAGACTATGCTGATTATTTCTATTGGAAACAATTACTT